GTCTGCTCAGCAATAGTAGCCATATCAATACTCCTTGTGTGTAAATGCACTTACAAAAATAAACGGAAAACGTATCACATCGGCGGCATCGCCGCCGCCTCAGGCGGCATACCACCAGCCATCTCGGGCGGCATACCACCAGCCTCAGGTGGCATACCACCCATCTCAGGACCAGCAGGCTGCTGTTGCATAATAAACGACTGTGCATCCTTGATGCCGAAACCTTCACGCATCACATGCTCAGCCAACTTCGTAGCATCAACAATGCCCGACCCAATAAACGGAGCCATAACTTCCAACAACTGCATCGCAGACTGACGGCGGAACGACTCATTCATCGGCTGCGTAGAACCAGCAGCCACATGAAAATCGTACTGTCCTTGCACATCGTCACGATTATACGGCACCCACGACGCCGCACCATCCTGACCCAACACCCTGGCAACCTGTTCGGTCGTCAAAAACTCTTGGGCCAACGCAACAGTTTTCTCAGCAATCTCCGAAATCATCTTCTCAATTTTTGCCAACTTGTCAGCCGACCTGGCATTCGCCATATCCTGAATCATTGCAGCCTCGGTCGCCGTACGCCGCACCTCGGCCACAGCACCACGCTGATACTCGGTCACACCAGACACCAGATTGATGTCATCAATAATCATCGCAGTCTGATTGTAAAACTCTGGCGGCAACGGAGTAGTCGCCATAGGAGCAATCGCATCCCCAAACGACCCGTCCGTATCAATCGGAATCATCGCATTATCATCCGACGACATCAACGCAGCCAAACCATCAGGCCCAATCACCTCAGGCTTATACATATACAACCGACGGAAACGTTTACGATCGTTCACCATCTGTGTACGAGTCAACGCCAGTTCCATTTGCAACGGCAGAATTGCTTCCAAGTCACCCATTGGATACAACTTTTCAGGGATCATATAGTTTTCCCCGAACACAAACGGATGACCAAACGGATACGGGAACGGTTCAGGAGGAGACAAAAACATTTCGCACGACTCGGCAAACGTGCACACCGTGCCATCAATCAGATCGTAATACTCCCAGACAACAGCAAACGCCGCATCATTGCCACGTTCCTCACCTTGGAACAACAAATCATAGTCACGTTTCGCCTCTGACATCGCCGCACCTTTCAGTTTGCGACGTGCCGAAGCATTCCAATCGTCCCGTTCCTTCGCATCTTTCAACGGAATATACATTCGTTGCGCAATCCAACGGGCATCCTTGATGCGAGTCGCATCAGGATCAATATAAATGTCGAACGGAGACACACGCTCGACGTTCGCACGATCCTCAACCACCACAGTCTTAGTCGTAGGCAGCGCAGCCAACACATCTTCGTCTGATGGTAGGTCAACAGCCATCCCCGACATCTCAGCGTTCATCCTGGCCTGCGTAACTTCCATGATTGCCTGCTGAGCGGACATAACCCACTCGTCACGGTCCATCTCACGTTCTTCTTCACGCAAAACCCACGTCACTTTAGTCACCGCAATGCCCAAAGTAACAAAATCTTTGATCGCCATACGAACTTCATCCTGGAAATTGTACCGTTCCCACTGATAGTTCGCCATAGCCTCCACAATTTGCGCCGACTGCACCCTGTCAGGCGTACGAGGCGTCACAGTGATCTTCGGATAGTTCACCATGATGCTAGGAACGATCACGTTCGCCGTAGAGAACAGCATGTTCGGTGCGATCACGTCCTCATAGCCGTCCAACTCTGGATAATCGTACTGGTTCGCATAGATTTTGATGATCTTCGACCACTTGTCGTCATAGTTGGCGTTCTTGCGCCACTTCATAGCGTCCTCTACCCGACGCATACACGTAGCAACCGTCTTTTCACGCTTGCCACCGTCCATAGTGTCCAACTCATAGTCCTGAGAACCGCCACGAATCGCCATATCAGTCACACCTTGCTATTAGAAACCGAATCGGCAGACGATTTCGTGCCGACATCACCAATTTTGCGCAACGCAGTCGCAGAACCCGCATTCCAACCCTTAGTTTCCACAGGAACAGGGTCAAAACCTGCCGCTTTAGCCTCATCAATAGCCCGTTCCGCCCTGCGACGCTCCGTATCTTCCTTGAAATAGTCGCGGCCACCTTGGAAAGTGGTCGCAATAGTCTTAGAACGGCACGCAAAACACCAATCAGGTGTAGTACAAGCCAAATTGTAACGATCCTCAGGCCAATCACGGCCACATTTAGCGCAATTCATCACACAAATCACCCTGAAACGTCACACCAACGGCGACAAATTGTGTTTATCCGACCGCTTCTTGCGCAAATCCAACAAATTTTCGTACCAAGCGAATGAACCTTTCACATTTCTTGCATCCACCTCAGTCGGTGGACGCTCAACTCTGACATATTGCAAGCCTTGGACAGCAATCGCCAACGACATCACACAGTCATCATGCGGAGAACCCGACATTCGCCCTGTCGGACCACGAGAAAACGTGCGCAACTCGTGAATAGTTTTCTGATGAGGCACATTTGGCACGTCACGCAACCATGCAGCCAACTGGTCAATAATCAAAGGCTTCGACGTGTGCGTTGTCAGCCAACCCATCGACTCCAACGGACGATCAACACGTTTCGTAAAAGTACGGCGCCGATAAATGTTCTTATATTTGACACGTTGCAACGCTTTCAACACAGTCAAACCATGATTGTTCACCTCGGGAACAATCAACGCACTCCGATAAAACCAGCCGATCGCAGGCAAAATGGTTTCACCAAACACGTCAGGATCGACACGGCCATGCCAACAAGCCACAGGCAACCCTGTGTTCACACACAACACCCAAGCAACCGTAGCGTCACCATGTTCTAACCCTTCAGCAATATCTGCCCCAACAACATAAGACCAACGATCTGACTCGTTAGGAGCCTCCCATACCGTGAAAGGACCGCTCTCGTATAACGCCACCTCCGACGGCCTAGACCCAGATATCGTAAATTCAGAACCAGACTCCCCAACAAATTTAGAAATAATTTCCAAATTGAAAACAGGATTACCTGAACCAACAAATGCTTCAACAGGATTATTCGGATACTCCTGATGTAACTGCCACAACTTGTTTGACAGTTCCGACTTCTTCTGGTCATACCAACCATCATCACGTGCGTCCACAGCCGACCACGGAAAAAACACCGAATGAAACCCATTCGACCCAGACTCCGCACCCAACCACATCTCATGAAAAAAATTGCCCTCACCATTAGCCGTAGACAAACCAATCACACGACCACCCAAATCGGTCGTAGGTTCAACAGAAGCCCACGCCTCCTCAGGATTAGGAAGAAACGCCCACTCGTCCAACACCACCAAAAACAACGACTCACCACGAGCAGGATCATTATTTGACGGCAACGACTGAATCACCGAATCATTATCAAACGTCATAACCTGACGTGTCCGATCCAAAAGTTTCGGACCACGCAACTTCACCCACTCAGGCAAATGGCGAAACCCGTAACGGGTTTTCGCCAACAACGCAACAGACTCACGTTCAGTCCGAGACAACATCACAATATGACGGTCACCCCAACCAAAAGCCAACCACAAAGTAAAAGCAGCCACCAAAGTAGAAAACCCAATCTGACGGGCTTTCAAACAAATATTGCGACGATACTTGATCCAATCCCAAGCAATCTGCTTCTGCGCATCACGCAACTCAAACGGAACACGACCCAACCCAGGAAACTTGATAAACAAATTATCCCGACAAAACTCTAAAAAAGCATCATGCAAAACCCGAGTGTCCTCATCAGACAACTCATGCGTCCAATCAACCTTCGTCTGAGGAAACCAAGTTTTCCACTTGATCTCCTGCTCAATCTCAGTAATCGACCACGTAACCTTCTGCTTGCGAGCACGCTTGATCTCATTAGCGGAACGCACAACGTTCCGCACAACATTATCATCAGCAGCCACCAGCAACCTCAGCCCGCTTCGCAATCTCAATCGCAGCCGCCTCAGCCCGATCAGCCAAAGCCAAATCCCTCACCCGCTGCAACTCCTCCAACGACATGTCAGCAATCGAATCCTGCTCCAACTCATCAACCGTCTCCAACAAATCACCAGAACGACCAAACTGAGTCATAACACCCGAAGCCTTCAACCACACCTCAGCATACCGAACATCCTTACGTTCCATCGCCCGCTCAAACACCATATCCAAAATTGCTTGAACCTTCTCAGGCGAACCAGCATTCTGCAACGTAACAAAACGAATCGCCTCAACAATCCGAGGATCCTTCGACCACTGCCACAACCGCTGCCGAGAAACACCCAAAACCTCACACAACTCCTCCTGCGTCTGAATCTCACGCAACGCAGGCGGAGTAGCACACCACACAACATAAGCCCGCTGACGAGCATTCAACTCCCGACGCTTACGCTCAGAAGCCTCCTTAGTCGGACGACCAACACCAGCCACACCAACCACCTCCAAAAATAACCGCAACACGTAACAACGCAAACCCCCTGGGAGGGGGGCGAGCGCAACAGGGGGGAGGGACAAACTTAGACACGCCCGAAGCGAAAGCGAAGGGCGACAAACGTAACAGACACCCAAACAAACAAAAAAGGTCCCTCCGACAGGAGAGACCCCACCTTTCCACAACCACACTGTCAAACATCCGCTCACGCTCCGTTTGACAAACAAACTATATACATCAGCACCCACCGTAACACCCCACAAAAACACGATATCCACAGCCCTGACCAGGCAATATACAAGTTATCCACAGACTTATCCACAACCTATCCACAACAAAAAGTTACACAACTGTAACAGAAAAACACAATTACGAACATGTACCAGTACCATCAAGGAATCATGTACGCATAGATGGGGTGGGCCCCCTATGGTGGGGTGCCTGGCATGGTCGGGTCGGGTCGATCAGTCGGCCAACCTGTTAGCCTCACCTAACATCCCCCGTTAGTTAGCCTGAACTAACAGCAACAGTAAGCCTGGGCGACCCTACGATGTTAGGGATG